CCGCTTACAACATCGGTAAAAGTAATATGATCATTCGATTCTTGTAGTTTTACGGTTACAACTCCGGCTGTACCAATAGTGCCTACTTCTAAAACCGCCATAGCTTCATAGCCTAATACCTCAATATAAGAACCAACCAAGCTAAAATTGGCGGCTACTCCCTGGCTTCCGGGTTTAATCGACTGTGAGCTTATTACACCTGTTGAAAAACTGGCAGTGTCAAGACGTAAGTGTTTTTTTACTTCAATTAGTGAAACTGGCTCTATGGAAGGTTGTACAATTATCTTCAAATTCATGTTATACCTCTAATAATATTTTTGTTTTTATATGGCTCTTATGGATATCTTTATGACAATCTTCACATAAAGTTATGCCATTATTTATATCAAATCTTAACTCTGGATAATCCTTAAATGGTTTTATATGATGAGCATTTAGATATTTATCTTTAGCACCACATATTTGACAAGTATATTTATCTTTATCATAAACTGCTTTTCTCCAATGTGTAGTTTCTGTACAATGTCTTATTTTGTCTTGTTCGGGTGTGATACCACCCTTCCAGTTAGGATTATTTTCACCTTTACGCATTAAACTCCATTTTAATTTTGTTTCATTCGAATGTTTAAAACCTAAACAATATGCTTTACCTTTACTATTTTCACTTATTTTTTTTCGAGTTTCATCTGAACGTTTTACCCCCACCATATATGTATTACCCTTCATAGTTTCGCTTAATTTTAGCTTAAATTCTTCGGTATGATGTTTCCCTTTATTAGCTTTACTTATTTTCATTTTAGTTTCTTCTGAAACAATTTTGCCCTTATTTCCTAAACCGATTTTTAATCTTGTTTCCGCTGAATGATGATTCCCTAAATTATTTTTATGGCCTTTGGCTGCTAAACTCATTTTAAGTTTAGTTATATCTGTATGTTTGAATCCACTGGGTCTCATTTTTTACCCTTTTTCTTTATATTTTTAGGTCTTACCTCTTTTTTAATAGGAGCAATATTCCCTTTTTCAATTACAGTTTCAACTACAACAGGTTTTATCTCATCAACTTTTATTGGTTCAAGCGATATTCCAAACTTTCCATCAATAAGAGCCTTGCCCTCACTGTCCGAAAAATCACCTAT